CCATCCTTGAGAAGTTTGATTATGATATTGAACTGGATGACCAACGCGACTATTCAAACACTTTTAACTTTGAACAGGTACGTGAGGATTCATTTGCACATGTGAAGTGGCCCAAAGGACACCCTGCCACAGGTGAACCCATAATGATGCGGGACTACCAGGTTGAAATCGTAAACAACTTTTTAGCCAATCCGCAATGCCTGCAAGAAGTAGCAACAGGTGCAGGTAAAACAATCATGACAGCGGCCCTGAGCAATGCAGTTGCACCTTATGGGCGAAGCATTGTGATTGTGCCCAACAAGAGTCTAGTAACACAAACAGAAAAAGATTACATCAACATGCAACAAGATGTTGGTGTTTATTTTGGCGATAGAAAAGAGTACGGCCGCACTCACACTATTTGCACCTGGCAGAGTTTGAATATCTTGTTAAAGAATACCAAGGCAGGGGTAGGCGACTGTACCATTGGTGAGTTCCTTGAAGGCGTTGTATGTGTTATTGTAGACGAAGTACACATGGCCAAGGCAGATGCACTGAAAACTCTGCTGACAGGTGTAATGGCTAGAGTGCCAATTCGCTGGGGTTTGACCGGAACTATTCCCAAAGAGAAGTTTGAGAGTCAAGCATTGTTAGTAGGACTTGGTCCTGTAGTTGGTCGCTTGAGTGCCAACGAACTGCAACAGCAAGGTGTTTTGGCCAACTGTCACGTGAATATTGTGCAACTGGTAGATCATGTGGAGTACAAAGAATATCAAAGCGAGCTTAAATACTTGCTGGAAGAGTCGGGTCGTTTAGACACCATGGCTGAACTTATACGCAAGGTAAACGAAACTGGAAATACGTTGGTGTTGGTTGACAGAGTTGCGGCGGGCCACGCATTATTAGAACGCCTAGGCGATTGTGCTGTGTTTGTATCGGGCGCAACAAAAGGAACAAAAAGACAAGAAGAATATGACAAAGTTGCGGACAGCGTTGATAAGATTATTGTGGCTACCTATGGTGTTGCCGCTGTGGGCATTAACATCCCTAGGATTTTTAATCTGGTTCTTATTGAACCTGGAAAAAGTTTTGTCCGTGTTATCCAAAGCATTGGCCGCGGCATAAGAAAAGCAGAGGACAAGGATCATGTTCAAATTTGGGACATTACCAGTACCTGCAAGTTTGCCAAACGTCATTTGACCAAACGCAAGGCCTTCTATAAAGAAGCTAACTATCCTTTCTCTGTAGAAAAGCTGGAGTGGATGAAAATAGCATAAGTTTTTTGCAGTTATCACCATGCCAGCGATTGTAATTTGACTGTCCCCCAACTATACTAACGCAATGCGGGCACTTAAATTTAGGCTTTGGTCCTTGTAGTTTAGCAACTGTTTCTGCGGAATGTGCAACTCCTCGGTTGTGCGCAGGCTTACCTACTAACCAAGTTGGCGTCTTCCCTTTTTTAGCGTCAGACATTTTTTGTCTCGATTCAACAGTGTGCGTGGTTGTTTTTCCTTTGTTACCAGCAGATATCTTTTGTTTTGTTTCTTCTGAATGTCGATAGTGCTTGCGTGATTCTAAAATTTTAGCAACTGTTTCGGGAGAAGTAATTTTACCTTTATGTGCTGCTGACAATTTTTGTTTTGCTTCGGCAGAATGTGTTTTTCCTTTAAAAGCTGACAGCCTGCCTGCGCAAGATTTAGACAGTTTTTCTCTTGTCTCTTTGGATACAGTTTTACCTTTGTGCAATTGTGATGAGTTTTTTGCCACTTCTATCTTGGCAAGATTGAAAGCACTTCCTTTGGATATTTTTCTTTGTTGGGCAACATTTTTTGTTCTTAACATCATCCACAGTGCATACCACATACTTTTTGTATGAGCAGGATCAATGGTCATCCGAGGTAATAAAATATGAACAAGGCGATGTTCTTTTGCAGTAAGTCTTATTAGATTATTTTGATCATTTGCCCCACCTAGACTTTTTGGGATAATGTGATGTTTTTCTGTATAAGTTTCTTTTGGCAAATCTCTTGACTTTGCACGATTAATGATGCTATAATAACATTTAGTATATTTGTTTTGTAAATACATGGCTGATAGTTCCTTGTAAACTGTTAGAGTCAATGGATCCTGCAAGATCGCGATTGACATTTTTATTTATGACGGAGAAAAAAATTCGGATCCTCACACTAGACAACAGTCACTACGACCTAGATCATCTGCCTGAAGAAATTGATGACATGCGTTTTGCTATCTTGGACAACAGCAATCCTGCAGATCCTGATTATCTTTTTATCCCGCTAATTTTTCTAGAGAGTTTTAACAGCCCTGCTTTGGTACTGCGCATTGGTACACAAACAATCAAGATGCCCATGGATTGGCAGGTACTAATTGGTGAACCTGATGTAGGCGATCTAGAAGTGTTACCACTGACATCAATCAACGATCGCGGCTTTAAAGTATTTCAATTCAATCCCCTTACCAGCTATCGCCCCAGCTTTCCTGACATTGAAATTTTAGATGTGTATCATGATGTTTCATGGTACGCACCCAAACTCAAGAACGGACAAATGCTAGCAGTACCCATTAACGATGAACCTGAACCTGACTGTATCTATTTTGTAAAAGACGTCAGCCGCAACTGCGAAATTGTCAACTACAACAAGGCTTGGTGATAACATGGGCACACTGACACCTGGCGCAACTTACATTTACGAACGTGTTGGTGACGAAGTGTATGCTCGAGAAGCTGGCAGTCTTGAACGTAAATTGATAGGATACGACTCTCGCACCTCCGATGGCAGACCACTAAATGAACACATAAAAGAAGATCAGCTGTGGGGCAACATTAGACGAACAGCAAAGAAGAATCCTGCTTTACAAGAATGCCTGGACCGTGCTATAATGATCTATCAATTGAGTAAACCCAATGAGTGATAAACTAAACATTGCCAATGAAATGCGGATGTTTGACCGCAAGGAGAGATCATTCTATGATGATCTTACCCCAGAAGAACGCAAAAAATTCAGCAACTTCTTGATGATACGCTGGGGCAGTTGTGTAGAAGGCTCAAGAGAGCTACAGGAGTTTTATGTGATCAGCTGCAACGAGCGATTCAACAAACACTTTTACAGCATGAGTCGGCACCCCAAACTACAATGGCTCATGGCTACTACTGTGAGTCCAGATCTGGGGGCACAACGACACAATTGGATTTCGCCCAAGAAGAAAGAAGCTGGTGCCAGTGCCAAACGCAAGGCCCTGCAGGAAATATTCCCGCACTACAAAAACGACGAGATTGATGTCATGATGGCAATTACCACACAAAAAGAGATTGATCAGTATCGCAAACAGGCCGGGCAAGACAAGTGATTGAACAACTAGTAGTCAACGGATGCAGCTATAGCGAAAGCTATGCCATGGGCGGCGGGCATGAGTATCTTGCTGGTCAATTAGGAATTCCCCAAGCTCGCACCCTGGCTATAGGTGGTAGTGCCAACACTCGCATACTGAGGACCACACTCAAGCACAGTTATAGTACCACGGTGCCCACGTTGTATGTGCTGGGCATGACTTTTGTGTCTAGGCTTGAGCTGCCTATTTGTAACCCTGACAATGACTTTGAAGGACGTTGGTGCAATCCGCAAAATCAAGAGTTTTCACCGCGTTGGCAACATGAATGGACTCGCAAACAAACTGATGAATTTGTTGCACTAAAACTTCGCAGCGAAGTTTACTCAATCTTGGACCGCACAGAAGATCTCATGTATCGCATGCTGGGCACCATTGCTGACTTACAGAGTCGCGGACATCGTGTTTTGATGTATCAACAAGCTGATAACTTGTACCAAGGTTACTTGACTGACGCCAGACTCCAGCAGTTTCGACGCCCAGAAATTATAGGCGGATTTGAGTGGCGTGCTATTACCTGGCAACATGAGCAAGGTGTGCAACCAACAACATATACGGTTGGCTCGCCTAGTGTACCCCCAGACATGACACACCCCAAACCAGGCCATCACAACTTGATCAACAACTATTTGACAAACTACATTCAAGAGCATAAACTGTTGACATGAGTTTTGTTTGTGAATACTGCCAAAAACATTTTGTTCGAGAAAACAGTATTTCCGTTCATGTGTGCGAATCCAAACGCAGGAGACTCATGCGTGATGAACCAGGTACTAGACTGGGCTTTCAAGCATTTGTACGCTTTTATGAGCTGCATCAAAAAGGTCGAGTCAAAACATATGATGACTTTTGTGACAGCAGCTACTTCAAGGCATTTGTGAAGTTTGGCAACTACTGTGTAAGCACTCGCGTGATCAATACTGCGCGATTCATGGAGTGGTTGTTGAAGCAACAAAAAAAGATTGATCAGTGGTGCAGTGACCGAGTATACACAGAGTATTTGGTTTGGTACTTGCCCAATGAGAACGTGAGCGATGCGCTGAGTCGTGCAGTAGAACAAAGCATACAGTGGCAGGAACGCACTGGGCATCCTGCACATGACATGTTGCGTTACGGCAATGCAAATGCATTGTGCTACGACATCACAAGCGGACGCTTGAGTCCCTGGGCGATTTACAATTCTGATTCAGGTATGAATTTTTTGAATCAGCTGAGTACAGAACAAATTGGCATGACATGGAGTTATATCAACAGCGATGTGTGGCAACGCAAGTTTCAAGACTATCCTGATGATCAGACCTATGCTCAAGACATACTAAAAAAGGCAGGTTGGTAATGGAAACTGTGTTGATAATTCTTGTGCTGCTACAAATCAAACACTGGTGCATGGACTTTGTGTATCAAACCAATGACGAGATTGCGCACAAAGGCACCTACTGGGACTGGCGCGGGATCACACACAGTCTCAAACACGGTGCAGCAACTGGCTTGATACTGATGTTCTTTGTGCCTTTTGAGTGGGCATACTTTTTGGCAGCAGTAGATTTTATGTTGCACTATCACATTGACTGGGCAAAATCAAACTATGGCAATCGTGATATTGGTACCAAGGCATTTTGGAATCACTTGGGCCTGGACCAGTTAGCACATCAACTAGTTTATATTTTTATTGTTTGGACACTATTATGATTAGGAATATCACAGGCGGCCAGGGTATACACGTTTCGGGCAGTGTGTACAACGTTCCTTATATCGACACCACTAGAGCCAGTGCTGGCATAGTGCGATACGTCGGTGGCAACGTTGAAGTGTATGATGGCAGCTCATGGTTACCTTTACAATCCAGCTATCCGCAGATTGAACTTGACCACGAAACAATGGAAATTATAAAGTGGGCGCAGAACCGAATGATTGAGGAAGAACGCATGACAGCACTGGCGGCCCAACATCCCACTGTGGCAGATGCACTGCTAGCCAGAGATCGTGCCCAAGATGCTTTGCGTATTGCAGTGGTCTTGTGTGATATAAAATGAGCGCAGATATTGACATTGACATGCCCGACAGGGACGCATTGCTGAAGCTGATTCAGCATGTTCCAGCACGTCAGAGCAATGGGCGCCGTCACAACTCTGGCGTTTATGTCACAGACATACCAGTTGATGCCGTGAACCGCTGTGCTGCCCTGGATTATGAAACAGCAGAACAGCGAGGTTATTTCAAAATTGACTTGTTGAACATGAGTGTGTACAGCTTGGTAAAAAGTCCTGAGCACTACAAAGCCATGTTGAGCCAACAACCTCCATGGAGTCGACTGTGGACCGATGGAGCCTGGGCTTCTCAGCTGGTGCATGTGGGCAATTACACAGACTTACTGAAAATCATGCGGCCAGATTCAATACCCAGGATGGCTGCTTTTATTAGTATTATTCGTCCTGGTAAGGCGCACTTGCAGCGGAGACCTTGGGACGAAGTGTTTGCGTCAGTGTGGGATGGAGACGAAAGTCAGGGCTACACGTTCAAGCGTAGCCACTCAATTTCTTATGCCGCATTAGTTACACTGCACATGAATCTGATCAGTCAAGCCGTCGAACCAGTGTAATACTCTTGCGTTTTGACTTTTTGCGAGCTATATCTAATAGGCTACAAGTTGGACCGTGTAGGATTTCCAAGTCCTTGTTGCTAAAAGTGCGCAGTGTGCCACGAAAAGGATCCCAGTCTCTGCGCAAGAATATGTTGATGGGAATACTGCGATTGCTTTCCCACCACCAAGTTGATGCTAGTTCTAGGAATAGAATCTTATCTTCTTGATGTTTCACTGCTCCAAAGTCGTAGATGGTTGTGACAATGTCGTCTCTGTTCTGTACTACGCCTATATACTCTGCATTGGCATACATGCACAATGTTATGAAAGGATATTTTTCTGTCAATTTATCAAAGATGTTGTTTCCCATTGCGGTTATTTATGGACGGCAAATTTTGGATAAACTAAATATAACATGTATTCCACTACCGCATATCTATACCAACAAATTACCAAAGTATTGTTAGTTGACACCAGCGGCGGCTATTTCACAATGAGGTATGACCCTGTGTACGCAAAAAC